GTACATTCCAACCAAAACACAAATGATCACCACCCACTCAGCTGACTTCAGCACCCCTGATCGGAAACGATTCCTTAAAGAATTCAAGGCAAAAGGAATCTTCCCAAAGGACGATGCATGGGAATTCTGCACTAATCTCCAAGAAAAGGTTCTCAAAGTCAATGGTCTAAGCCACCGAGGCCCTATCCATGATGTTCAATCTAATGATCCAGTTGGTGGGCTCTGGGACCTGGCATCAGAAATGTATGCCCAAAGTTCTGTTGCACAATTCTGTGAGATCAGAGCTGATATCATAAGGCAAATCGATCTGGCAACAGCACCCACAGTCAATAAATGGAAATCAAGCCTCATATACAAAGGGAAGGTGATCCTTTGGTACAGCCTTAGAGACCAGGTGACTGATGCAAGAGGCTACCGGGTTGATTGGTTTGCCGTCTCAGCATTCAATACGATTGGAGCCGTCAACATCAGCAATGATCCTTCAAAACCATTATACTTATGGCCCCGTCAAAGACTTAGATCCCAGGAAATGGAATTGGCAGCTATGGCCCCTAGGCGCCTAAAACTAACACTTTTCTCAATGCTTGAGAAATCCAAGGCAACAAGGGCAGGCATCTGGCAAATATACCTTGCGTGGCAGAAATTAGCATTAACGGTATCATCAGCGACATGGGCATCAGGAGCAACATATGTGACAGCCCGGCACTTGTCCTCATCCTTCTGCAGTCCTTCTACACCCTTTGATTCTATGGTCTCGAAATTTTGCCCTGCACGCACTTTAGCATGTGTTGTATACTATACGTCAATAATTCAGGCTGTTGATCAATGGGACACAAGAGATAAGTACCACAACAAGTGTGCGCTGCTTGGTCTCCCACGTGCTTTCTCTCAGCTTGAAGCTTATTGGCAGGTATGGGTACCGGATGAATTTGCTGATACGAACAAGAATATGACCGACTGTGCTCTTGCTCTATTTGATGAAGTCGAACTCCTTAATTCAACATTCGATGCTCGTTATGCTGATTCCATGGACCAGATGGTGTTGTTATCACAGACCACAGTAACAATAGAAGAAATCAGAGATAGTATTCGACAATCTTGCTCCCTAGACACAGGTGGGAAGCTCGGGTGGTCAGTCTTTGGCTCATTAGCATCTGCGCATGCCCTATCAATCGATGGTGACGTTGCCAGATTTGACCGTGAATTCTCCAAAGGGAATAGATCAAGACGCCTGGTCGACCATCTTACTGTCCGACACTCTGCCAGGATATCGCCATCCAAGAAGCTTGAGACTGGAACTGTCGCTGAAATGATCCTTGCTAATGGCGTAGATGACTATCTCTCAATACTGAAACCAACTTTCCGTTTCTTCTATGGTGTCGATCCAATCTATGTGAATCATCCTAAATTGGGCGAGCACAAGAAACGTGAGATTTCTATGGCTGATCCTGATTCTAGGATTATGCTCAACAACGCTGAACTCATCAACGGATCCTATGGGAGGTATACCAAACCTGACATGCTCAAGAGACCAAATAAGGATGCCCACTTTTACAAACTCAGTTCAGAAGCCATGCTCAAGGGAGGAGCAATACAAGCATCGGATGCTAGCAGATTCTCAGCAATGATGTCGAACATAGCAACTGGGATAACAAACCTTGGCTTGGCAGCGATAGGAGGGAGCACCCATCTTTATTCTTCAGCTGCCACATACCGAAGATTGGCATCCAGGAGGATGGCTTTATCTACAGAAATTCTTGAAGAAGTTACGAAACGAGAAGAACGAGGTCTTGGCAGCAAGCGCCTGTCTCGTTTCAAGAAATGGCTGGTTCGTATGCCAATGCTGGGAAAGCATGAGTCCTATACAATCAAAGGTTACCGTACAGCTGTGCATACTGGTCAGGGGATGTCACATCATGGAACAAGCCTGGCGCACGGTGGTGCTCTGGTACTTTCCCTACACGCTGCCGAACATGCTATCCTATTCGTATCTGGGAAACGAGCGTATGTTGCTGGGATTCCTATGGTTACGTCAGATGATTCAACAATCATTGCTGGCATTGATGAGACTAAGCAGGAGATCCCACTCACACGACATGAAAAGCAGAGGGCATGCCAGCTATTCCTCAAAGTCCAGAGGGTAACTAGAAGAATTGC